TTTTCTTGCGATTGCTAGCTTTCTTGCGATTGCTAGCTTTCTTGCGATTGCTAGCTTTCTTGCGATTGCTAGCTTTCTTGCGATTGCTAGCTTTCTTGCTAGCTTTCTTACCAGTTTTCTTACCTGTTTTCTTATCAGCTTTCTTGCTAATTTTTGCACTAATTCTTGCACTAGATTTTGCACTAATTTTTGCACTAATTTTTGCACTACTTACTCCATCTGTTAGTGTTGCTATTTTATTATTTGCATCTTTAGGTATATATCTAAAGAAATTACTATTAAATATTTTTGTATCACGTGATATAATATTCTCTTTAACTTTTGAATATAATTTTGCTTTTTCTTCTCTCATGTCTTCTAACGTTTTTTGCTTTCCGTAACAGGTAACGCTAAATCTTCTTAGTAAACCTTTTTGTTGAAGACGATTATTCAATTGGACTCTGAATAAATATTCAGCAATACATAATAGTCTATTTTCATCATAATATGGTCTATTTGCATATATAAATATTAAATAGAAACTTAATATTGTATCTATGGTTGCTACTTTTATTTTCTGTCCGTTAATAGTTATTAAATTATAACTATGGCAGGCGGTAGTTTTATAAATAAAGGCAATCACATCTTTATTTACAACAATTTCATAATGGACTTCTACATATTCGCCTATTGGTTCTCTTCTAAATATCTTTACATTTTTGAAACCTTCATAATTCAATTGTTCTTTTAATATTCTAGAACTTGTTTCGGGGTTTTCACTTAATACGTCAAAATCAGGAATATTAGATACTTGTTTTCTTTCATTATATGGCATATATTTGCTATATAGAGCGCTAGCATAACCACCAAAAAAAACCAGACCCTGATTAATGAAAGAGGTCTTAGTAATCTCATAAATAGAATCTTGGTCTTTAGTATTTCCCTCATATGGCCTCTGGAAATCCTGATTTTTGCACGATACACCTCGCAAAGGGAAATTATTATTTAATAATATAATACGCTTAAGGATCTTTTCCCATCTTGAAACATCTCCCATAGGACGAGACAATTCTTGGTACATGGACATTCGTAAAAAATTTGGAGGGCAATAATTTATCGCATTGATTTTTATTGATTTTTTATATATATTGTTAAATAATGAATTGTCTAGAAAGGTAATATCTGCAATAGGTATGAAATTAACATAAACCTTATATGTTCCACTATGGACACCTGATTTCGCTTCAACCTCTTCATAACCAGCTTTATAATATATATCTGCTAAATCTCTCGCATATTCCATTGCATATGGTGAAAAAAAATCATAATCGGGTATTTCAATATTCTTATTATAGAATCTGTATTGCTCTGGTAATATGTTGTTTACAGCTGTTCCACCATAGCAAAGAGTTTTATGTGTTCTTAAGAAGTTCTCTAATATTTCTATAATTTTCTTAATAGTATCTGATTGAGCTAGCTTTCTACCGCTAATAGAAGTAGCATTATCTATAGCTTTTCGTAATATTTGTAATTCTTTTTCTTCAAAAGATTCTCTCATGGTTCTGCTTTATAATATACTAATATACTAATATTATAAAGCATTTTTATAAAATATATCAAAATTTAATAATATACATTATTAAATATGTTTAATTATCCTAATACTAAGAGTGTCTACATTATGTGAGATCAAATGTAATAGTTGTACTATTTAACGATGCGGGTATAGTAAAATAGTTTTTATAGACTACGCCATCAAATGTTTTATCTCCACCAGAAGGTCGAATAATACCTGGTTGTTGTGTAATAGTATCAGTTGGAGTTCCGACTCTAATATATAAAATACTTGTAGGTGTTCTTAATCTATCTTGAATATCAATAATTATTTCAAATGGTTCTGTGGATGTAATTGTTACATCTGAATTAGTATATTGTAATTGATTATCGTAAAAAAGTTTTATGTTATAGTTTTCGGTTCCTGGTCTATTGCGAGTGAATTTAATAGTTCCATAAAAACCACCCTGTGCCGGTGTTAAAGGCGCTGCACTTACATTTGATAGAGACTCTGGTTTCAATATCCAAGAAAAATTTTTATTTTCTTTGAATAATTCATTATAACCTAACAAATTAGTGTCCATATTTTGATGCTTCATACATATAGCTTGACATCCGGATACATAAGATGTAACAGGTTCAAAATTTATTATTGAATTATCTAAATTAGGCAATACAATTGTAAATTTCGTTTTTGTATCACTCAAAAATGATGCTGTTCCTTTTTTAGAAACAACCTGATTATATCTAAAAGTATTGCAAAATGTTCCTGTTCCTTTCAAATTAATATAATTTTTCAAGGTTGTTAATTCTTTAGGATATGTATCACATATATTAGGTTGTGGATTAAAATCACAAATAATGATAAGTTTCTTGGATAGATTGCTTATTGGTGTAGCTAATAAAGCACCATCTTTAGTCGTTACAAGTGAAAATACTTGATTATTGCTAATATTATCTAAATATTCTGTAAATAGATCACCCATTTTTTTAAGCATAGCAAGATTTGTGCTCATAACTCTGAAATTTAATATTAAAGGATCTAAATAACAGTTTGTTGTTTCTGCGTGAAAAGCCTTTTCTGTAATAGTAACTAAAGCATCTTCTAATAATATTGAATTATAAGTTTCTTTGATATAATTACTATTTGCAGTTGATGATGCAATAATTGGCTCATTATTATATGAATATAACTCAAAATCCAAAAATCTACAACCATTAAGGATACATTTTTCTAAAGCGCACAAAGCTACAAAATTATTCTTATATCCATCCCCACAGCAACAATTATACGCACTTTTGACATAGTAATTTATAAATTTCTCTCGAAATGTTGAGACAGCAGACGGTTTTAAAGCTCCATCATCGGTGAAAAATGTTATATTTGTTAGATGAGGCCAATATATTTCTAATTTTTTGCAAGATCTATTTTTTAATCCTAATTTATTAAAGATCCAGCTAAATAAAACTAATAATATAAATATTATTAATACTAATGTTACATAAAAATATTGCGATGTATTTGTCATATCTATTTTAAACATGTCTTTTGAAAAAATCTTTTTTGCTGAGTCCATTGCAATGATTCAATTATTATATATATATATTTAAAATTTAAATAAAAATACATATTATAACATAAATAATATTATATTAACTAATATAATATGGCAGGTGGTTTATTGAACTTAATAGCAATAGGAAATCAGAATATTATTTTAACAGGTAATCCAACCAAAAGTTTTTTCAAATCAACATATTATAAATATACTAATTTTGGATTACAAAAATTTAGAATCGATCAAACAGGACAAATGGAGTTAGATATAAATAAATCGTCTAAATTTAGTTTTAAGATTCAGCGCTATGGTGATTTATTAATGGATACATATTTAGTTATCACATTACCTAATATATGGAGTCCTATATTAAACTATGATACAAATGAATTTAGACCATATGAATTTAAATGGATAAAACATATAGGATGTCAAATAATTCAAGAAGTTAATATAACTATTAATGGTTTAACAATTCAAAAATTTAGCGGCACTTATTTGCAAAATGTTGTGGAGCGTGATTTTGATGCGAATAAAAAAGCCTTATTTGATATTATGACAGGAAACATTAGTGAATTAAATGATCCTGCGAATTTCAATAATAGAAATAATAACTATCCAAATGCGTATAATAATAATATTGACTCAGATATAAGTGGTATTGAAACATCAATACGTGAATTTAATTTATATATACCAATAAACACGTGGTTTACAATGTCTTCATTAATGGCATTTCCGTTAATTTGTCTACAGTATAGTGATTTAGTTATTAATTTTACGTTGCGCCCTATTGTTGAATTATTTACAATAAAGGATGTGTTATATGATAATTCTACAAATCGTATACCGTATAATAATTTTCCACAAATACAACCTATACAAAGTATAGTTGAATACCAATTTAAAAGATTTATTAATCCGCCTCCTAGAAGTGTTTTAGGTAGAGGTATTGATACTTATAAAGATATGAGAACAACTATTAGGAGTGATATTCATTTGATATGCACTCAGTGTTTTTTAGCAGACGAAGAGAGAACATATTTTGCAAAAAATACTCAAAGCTATTTAATACGTGAAATCTATGAATATGAATTTGAGAAAGTTATTAAATCTAATAAAATAAAATTGGAATCGAATGGTTTAATAAAAAATTGGATGTGGTATTTTCAGAGAAGCGATGTTTATTTACGCAATGAATGGTCTAATTATACAAATTGGTTATATGAAGATAAGATTCCAAATGATTTAAATAAGCTAGTAATAAATAACACATATAGACATTATATACCAAATTTTAGTTATAATATAGGCGATATATCTAAAAATATTTATATTACAGGTAATAGTCCTGATATATATATGCAAACTAATCAATGCGAAATAATGAAGAAGTTTGCTATTATTTGTGATGGTAAATATAGAGAATATGATTTTGATAGCAATGTTTTTAGTAAATTGGAAAAGTATACCAAATCGGAGGGTGGCTGTTCTAAAGTTGGTTTGTATTACTATAATTTTGCATTAACTAGTGATCCATATAAACAGCAACCAAATGGCGCATTAAATACTAATTTTTTCAAAACGATCGAATTTGAATATAATAATTATAGTAATCCTCCATTAGATCAAAATGCTATGTTTACAACTATATGTGATCCTGATAGTCAAGTAGTAATTGGAACGTCAAAAGACCCTACTAATATTTATAAATATTATTATAATTTATATGTTATTGAAGAAAAATATAATGTTTTGCTATTCAAAAATGGTTTAGCAGAATTGATGTTTGCGAGCTAAAAATTTTGCAAGCTAAAAATTTTGCAAGCTAATAATTTCACATATGTATTTTGGCGACTCTCCTTGTTCCAAAACCATGAGTTCTTTTGGCTTTTTTAGCAAGTTTTAATGCTTTAGATGTATTAGAACAACCTGCTTCTAATATTTTATAATCAATTGCTGCCGCTTTCCCCCCACTAATTGAACTTGCTAATCGTGCTAATCCCCAACTATGTGCTGTTTGATTTGGTCTGGAACCTGATGAGTAATAGGCTCCTTGTCCTTTATTAACAATTTTATTTAGAGAATTTATAGAACAGCCTGTCTTTTTAGAGAGATTAGAATTCACCTTCATATTTTTTATCTTATATAATCTCTCAGCGTTTATTATATGTTGTGATTTTTTAGAGGTATACGAAGAAAGGGGTTTTCGTGTTATATAAATTGCTTTCTTATATGCTTTACGCGTTGCTTTAAGTTGTTTTACTTGTAGTTTCTTATCTTTAAAATTAAGACGTTTAGGTAAATATTTTATAGGTATATTCATTATAATATATTGTAATATATTTTATATTTATATATAAAAATAAATATGAAAGAGAAGATAATAAAATTTGAAAGAAGTAGAATTAAGGGCAAAAAATACACAGCATATATAAAAAATAACGCAACAAAAAAAATACGTATAATTCATTTTGGTGCTTCAGATTATCAACAATATAAGGATAGAACTCCACTAAAGTTATATGCACATAAAAATCATAATGACCGTCGAAGAATGCAAAATTATTTTAATCGCCATTCAGGAACAAAAAAGCGAAGTTCAGCTATAGCTCACGAGAGAAAGAAGTCAAACGGTTTTTATAATGCAAAAATATTAAGCCATGTTTATTTATGGTAATTTAAGAATAAAATAAAAATTTAAGAATTAAAATAAAAATTTAAGAATTAAAAAAAAAATTTTAATAATATAGTAATATTATATATAAATATGCTTATTGAATTCTTTACAGAATGGATAGGAACCTTTATTTTCTTAACAGTAATATTAAAAACAGGTGATGCGTTAGCGATTGGTATAGCACTTGCATCCGTTATATATTTTGGAGGTAAAGTTTCCGGAGGTAATTATAATCCTGCAGTAAGTTTTATGATGTTGTTATCTAAAAAATTGGATGCTAGTAAATTTGTAGTGTTTGTAATAGCTCAATTATTAGGAGCAACATCCGCATATTTATTTCATAGCTATACTAAATAAATTAGTCAGGTAATATTTTTATATCAATTGTTTGCCATAAAAATATTTAGTAATATTTATTAAAAATTAGGAATATCATAATATGCTTGCGGTCCGCAATATTTAAATTTAGGATCGCCTGTTATACTATCTTGGCAAGTGTAAACATTATTTTCATCTTTATTATATGTAAAAAATGTGGATTCTTTTGTTTTGAGAGTATTATTATCAAATATTAACTCTTGATTGAAGGTGTGTTCTCTTGGTCCTGCTAAATTTTTAATCTGTTTTTCATAGAAACTATTAATAGAGTTCAAATATGTGCTTATTATACTAACTGGAGCATTTCCAGATGCAGGAATAGTTTCTAATCGTTTCAATTCCATTTCTAGATCGGTATTATTTGGAAATCCGTTATTCATCATAGAACCCAAAGCATTATAAGAAGCTTCACCTAATCCACCTAATGCTACAGGTCGTCCTGCAGTTCCAAAGAAATCATTATTGCTTAGTTCCGCCAAATCTGCTTCTGAAAACGAACCACTATTATCGTATTTTATTTCACCCATACAATTATAAAATTGGTCGGAATTTAATAAATATTGAGTCCCACTCATAACATCATAGTTCCGGCTTTGAGCTTGTTTACTGTTTTTAACTAGGTTATAGTTTATAATTTTCCTTTCTTGTAAAAGAGTATTTGGCAATGCGACTCTATATACTTGTTGTAAATTTGTAATAATAGCTCCAAGACGAAGACTCTGAATTGAAGTTAAATCTGATCTATTCATTTGTCTTCGAATATTCTCATTTCTTTCTTTCAACATTAAACTGTTGTTTATTTGTTTAAGTTCATTTTCTATATTAGTTAATGATATATCATTAAAACCATTTAGCGAAGCAGGTAATATTTGAGGAGATCTAGCGCCACTTATAATTGCTCGAATTTCGTTTCTGATATTACTAAATGAAATAAAGGTTAAAATATCTTTTGGCATAGTTGTTGGATCAGTAAAAATATTAGTACTAGTTTCTGCTTTATAAAACAACATACCTCGAGTATTATATAGCTTGTTCGAAGTGTCTAATGTATTAC